TTTTACCGCCTTCTTCAAGCCTGGAAAGCATTGTATTAGTAAACCAATCCCAATGTTTTTGAAGCACTTCTTCATTATAAGCTTCCTGGGCATTTTTAATAAGGTCATCAATAATCATAAGAGTGCAGCCAAAACCTGTTGCAGTTCCAGTTGGTGAAGTTGCAAGATAGTTATTATAGGAACCTTCTAAACTCCAAAGATTCATTGCACTATCACCATATTTTATTCTGACACCTGGAAATATATCAGAATAAACAAGTTTATCCTTATCAACTTTGACTTCTTGAATTGTATTTCTCACATTTTTTGAAAACATAGTTGAAAGAGTTTCATTATAAGAACCAGTCATGATTTTTTCATGCTTATTATTACCAAGAACCCATTCAACAAAATTACCCGCTGTTCTTGATTTTCCATGTCTTGGAGGTAAATTAACAATTAATACTTCATCATCACTTTCATAAAATTCTTGAAGTTCATTACATAATTTAACCAAATATTTTCTATCTTCTTTATAAAAATCTGGTGCTTTTGTGTGACAATATGCAAAAAAAGATGTCCTACAATTTCTAATTATTTGTTCTGTTTGAAGTTTATTTAGTTCTTCTAAAAGAAGAAGCTCTTCCATTCTATTCATGAACATCAATTCCAAGCTTACTTTTTAATTTTTTAATTCTTTCATTAAGTTCTTCATCACTTAAATCAGAAATGCTATTATTAATATTACCTTCAACACTGACATCTTTTTTATCCCGCCACACATCAGGTTTACGATTCTTCAACCAAAATATTTGTGCAGTAACATCAGGTTGAACTTCTTTGACTACTTCTTTTGTAACTACTAACTTTGATTCAGGCTCACCAGTATGTGGGTTAAGTTCAACAACTCTTTCCCTGGTTACTTCAGTGTATTTATAACCTAATGCTCTTTTCAGCAAGGCATTTTCAACTTCAATATCAACAACTTCCTTTCCCTTTTTTAGGGACTCCCGAATCTCCCGATAATCATTTTTCCATCTATAAAGGGTTGTTGTTCCTATGCCCATGTTTTTAGCAATTTGTTCATCAGTCAACCCATCTCTCGCCCATGCTTCCAGCTTCAGTAAACCTTCACTGGTAAGCCATTCATAATATTTTCCCCTTGCCATTGAAGGTTCACCTTCCTTTCTTTAAATAAAAGAAGAATGTTTAGGTTTACTTTTACCTGAACATTCTTCTTTTTATTTAAAGGATTTATAATTTTATATGCAATATTCATGCCCTTGTAGAGTGTTAATTTGATTGATAATATATAAGTTTAAGTATAAATTTATTAATTACACAATATCATACAATAATAATGCACTACAAGGGAACGCATGTGACATACAATGTGACATTTTATTTTACATCAATTCCGGTTTCATCAAGTATGGTTTTTTGTAAATCTTCAATTGAAACATAATTCTTATCAATTGAATCAAATACATCATCAACTTGTTCAAGCAGCCTTTTAATTCTCACATGACCCCAGCCCCATTTATCATGAAGCACTATCACGAATGAAGCAATCATTCCTTTAACTGCAAAGTCAATTCCTTTCAAAGCTGAACTATCTTCAATGACTTTAAGTTCTTTTGCTGTAATACCTTTCTTCTGAAGCCTTCTTCTTTCAGCCCTATTCAATCTTTTCACCCCTTAACTAAAAATTTCTTTTATGGCTTCATCTGAAAATAAGTAAATCTTCAATGTATTAATCAACCGATTCTTGTTCCTGCTGATTGTAGCAACATCAACATCAAAGTATTCTGCAATTTCTTCCCTGGTCTTACCTTCAAAATATCTTAATCTGATAAGGTCATAATACTTATCATTAGAAATCTTTGAAAGTGCATCATCAATTACTGCTATATATCTTTTAATTATCAAAATTGAATTTTCAAGTGCTTCAATTTGTTCATTAGCTTTTTCATCATCAGTTCTGGTATCAACCTGATGATTTCCTGAATAACTTACAATACTTTTACTTTTTTTCTGAATACCGTTTTCTTTAATGAAATCAATATGTTTTTGTTTATCAATGATTACTTGCTTAAAATTCATATAGTTATAAAGAAGCTGCTCTGTTTTCTGAAAAGGTGTATGCTTTGTATCTTTCATTAAACCTTGTTTTTTAAGTTCAAATAACATTTCAGAAACAGTATCTTTTATAATTTTCTGTATATCAAGCTGTTGTTTTGACATATTCATCATCCTTTCTGAAAAATATTGGTTTAAGTATCTTGAACCTTTTAAAAGCCTTTATTTTCAAGACTTTCAGCACTTAATAGTTCATTTTCGGTTCAAGTTGGGTTCAAGATAAAAATTCATCTTGAACCGCTTCAATCATGCATAAATACTATATTTTTAAATTGTCGGTTCAAGAAGTTCAAGATACTTTACTATATATAGAATTATTTTTATAGATATTTTTTTATTGTTAATGTTATATAATAAAATGATATTAAATATATAAAGAAATTAAATTCATCTTGAACCATCTTGAACCGATAACTTTAAAGCTGCATTACATAAAGGTTTTTAACGGTTCAAGATTATATTTTTCATCTTGAACTTATCTTGAACTTTTCAATTCATCTTGAACCGTTAATAAATTTTAGAAACATTTTTTCCTGCTCTTTTGTATAAGGTGTATACTTATCAAGTCCAATCTTTTTTCTGAATTCTTCATGTTTACCAGTAATCCAGTTAATATATTCATATCCCTTACATTCATCCCCATCCTTTAAACCTTGTGCTTTAATAAAAGCCTTAAAGTAAGGTGTATAAGTTTTATTCAAATCAATTATAAATCTCACTACTACACCCCCATTATTTGCGAAGCAATCATATCTGCTGTATGTGTCCAAAGAACATTAGGATATTTCTTAATTGCCCTGGTGTAATATTGCCAATTTTCTTTTTCATCAAAAGCCCCCATATGCCATCTGATGCACATTACTTCTTCCGGTGTTAATTTCATATGCTGTGCCAGGTACATCACTGACTTATCACCATGACCGGCAATCAAGAAATCCTTGTTATACTCAAATTTATAAGTCCTTCCTTTAACTTCTCCACCAAACATTTCAACGCCTGGTTCATCAATAACCCTGATATAATTATCAATCTTGCATAAATCATGAAACATTCCAACTATAAAAGGTGACCTTGGATTTTCCCACTTCAACCGGTTTGCTTTGGTAAGCTGCTTCAAAATTTCAGCAACTGCATAACAATGGTCAAACAATCCACCTTCATAATTTCCATGATGATTATTGGATGCCGGTGCTGTGAAGAAATTGTTTTCCTTTAACCAATCAATGAATTCAGTTGGAATGAACTTTCCCATTATGCTTTCAAAGTTTTGTATCCTATCTTCCATTGATAACATTAATATGCACCTTCCTTTCAAGTTTTGAAACTTAATTTTCAATTTCTTGAACTTTTAGGGTTAAAAAAATTATGAACGAAGTTGTAAATATTCTTTTAATGATAAACACATCATATTGGCTGCAACCTTTTGTGCTGCTCTTTTACTTTTGCTGAAACTTCCTCAAACTGGAATCCAAGGAAAACCAACCCTATGTGCATACCATAAACCTGATTTTTCATCTTTACTAACAACATAAGTCCTTTTCATCATTTGAATTCCTTTCTTGTTTTCTTATCCCTGATTTCAATTCTGCTGATAAGTTCAAACCCAGCCCAATCAATAATAAACTTTAAAACATTTATCAAATTATGAACCTTTTTATCAAGTTCCGTTTCCTCTTTAATCACTTGACTAATTGCTTCATAAGCTGTTGGGTCAGCACATCCGCTTTGATTATACTTTGGATTTCTCTTGTCACCCATCAAACTACACCCCCAATATCATCAAATACAACTGGAATTTTTACCTTCAATTCTTTCAGAAGCAAACCGGCAACTTCTTTCATTTGAGGATGTGCAGCAGGTGAAGTTCTTAACTTTAAGAAATGTCGCCATTCTCTAATATTTGTTGTCATTACAAGTTCAGTTTTTAAACTGGTTGGAAGAACAACCCTTGCTTCCTGTGGTGTGCATCCCCAATCTAACATATTAAAATAAGCTATTTCAGCATTTAAGCATAAAGTATGCCAATCAGTATAAGCTTTTGTTCCAGGAACTAAAAAGCAAGGTTCAATTACTGTTATTTCACTGCCAAAATCATCTTTGCTATAATTGCAATACCTGGTTGATTCCTGGGAATAAGATGCTATCCTATGACGAACAATTTCATGTGATATTCCCCTATCGCATATAAACTTTACTGAAAAACTAAAGTGTTCCAACACTGATTCATGCCCACGTTTAATGATGTTTTCAATGAACTTGTAAGATGAATCATCAGTAATTTTACCTTCTGACTTATAACAAACCCTTCCGCATCTTTCAAGTTTCTTGATAACATCTTGTCCATCAAAGGAATCTATGATTTCAACACTTGGTTTTATTATTTTCATGACCATCTTCCTTTCTTGTTGGTATATCCTGCATTTCAGGTTTATTCTTTTCCATCCAAATAGCAAAAGCAATATTCCACATGGCAGCCCTTAAATGTGGTTCATCTTTCATACCACGCATATAGCAGGAAAGATGCCTGATTGCTGAATCAATTAAACTATGGATTGGGATACCTTTTTCACAATTCCTTTCACCATATTTCAAAGCCCCTTCTTCACAATGAATTGCTAATTCATGAATGGCATCCCAGGGAAGCAAATCATATCTTCTTTTTCCTTTGTGCATATCACGAACTGCACCGGTTTCAAAAAATGTTCTGTTCCCACTGTCTTTTATACTGCTTCCTTCTTCACAATCTTTGCAAACTTGCCTTCCTTCAGGAACATATTCACCGCAGCAAACACAATTATCTTGCATATTCATCACCATCCTTCATATTTCATATCCATTAATAGATTGAACTTGTTTACATAGTTCAGCATATTCACCTGGAAGAAGTGTTTGAAGCATTTCACTAACACTTTCAAATTTTGGATATACTAAACATGTAAATAAAAATTCATTCATAACATTTTGTAAAGAATCATTTGTAACTAAAATTGAAGGTAAGAATCCACAATGTTTTTTATAAATTTTATAAAATTGACTATAAGGAATAGCCTTAATAACAAATGGTCTTTCAAATCTTTTTAACTGAACTTCTTTAATAATAATTGACATCATTTTATATCCCACCTTTAATAAAAATTCTGTACTTTGTACCATTGATTTTTTTATCAATGATTTCAAAGTTAAATCTTTTTTTAATCTGCTTTGAAAATTCAATATTACTTAATGGTTGAAGACTATTGGCAAGGCAGTATTCTTGGTATCGCTTGTAAACATCTTTTGTTGGTTCATTTTCAATTTCATCTTCACCAACTTCTTTGAAGAACCCGATAATAGGATTATTTGATTCTTCATATTCTTCAAGTTCTTTTTCAACCCTGACCGACTTTGTAAACTGCCTATTTTTTAGAACTCTTTTTAATCCCTGAATACCAAGCAAAATCAAATATTCCATACACTCTTGTTCCCGCAGTTCATACTTTATGTATGGTCTATAATCAGGGTCATCAACACTGAACTTTGCATCAAAAGGAATAATGACCAGCCTTCTTTGAACTGCCCCTGTTTTGTCTTTAATCCTGGGAATGTTGTTAGCTGAAAACAGCATCTTGGAATAATTATTGAAGTCAAATGGGTCTTGTCCTTTCCGTTCAACATTGATTCTGTCACCGGTAACCAGCTTCTTAAATATTGCTGCATTGGCAATGAATTCATCACCTATATCATCACCTATATTGGCAAGCTTTCCGAACAATTCAGCAGTTTTGAACCGTTCACCAAGTTCCTTTAAATCCAATGATGAAATATTGTTGTCACCCAACAAGGTTTTAACCATATCCAGGAAAGTTGATTTACCGTTGCTTTTATCACCAATTAGAATAAATGCTTTACCAAGTTCATTTCTTCTGTAAAAGCAATACCCAATGACTTCTTCAAGAAGCATCCTGATTTCCTTATCATCACAAGCAATTTTGTTTAATGTCTTATCAACCAGTTCTGAATAAGCATCAGGGTTATAACACCAATCAATTTTATTTGTTATTATGTGGTTTGGTGAAAAATCAATGAAGGTATCATCAACCAGGTTATACACCCCATTCTTGAAAGCAATTAAATTTGCATCAGATTCTGTTGAATTTTCTCTTATTAATATGTTAAGATAAGCCAATACTTCACTTCTCTTTGCTCTGTTTAAATTGCTAATATGTTTTATCATTTCAGCTTCAATTTCAGTAGCACCATCAACATAAATTCCATCTTTGTATATGTGAAGCTGATTATTTATCTTGATGATATGATTGTTGTTTTTTATATAGGTTGCAAATTTATCAAATAAGAAGGTTGTTCCTTTGAAGAATATTGGCTTCTTGAAAGCATCATCCCGAAGTATTGTTTCAAGTTCAGAATCCTTCAATGGTTCTTTTAGAACATATTTGTTTATCAACCTGATTGTTTCCCTTGCTTCTTCAACTGTAAAATCCGCAGATTGCAAAGTTAGAATATAGTTGAATAAGCTTTGATTTCTACCATCACCAGCTTCCATTTCCAAGAACTCAAAATTATTTCTAACCGGTGTCAACCAAATTGGAAGTTCTTGAATATTTGATTCATCAACATCATAAAGAATTTCACGTTCCTTACCGTTGAACTTCAGTATTGAATATGAATTCTTACTTCCAAGTTTTATATCAGCAGTTAAACCAATAGCCAGCTTACATTTTGTCTTATTAGATATAACACCTTTATTTTTAAACAAGAAATGCTTGCCCCTGGTGGTTTTATAAATCCGGCATTGAATCTTTAAATCTTTTACCATCTTAAATAGGATTTCACTGCTTTCAAAATCATCAATATCTATTAA